CTAGTTCTCTACGATAGTGTGCATATGTAGCTGTCAAACTACCAATGAAAAAACCAGGATACAGAATTCGCATATCAGGTTGGTCAGCCGTTAATGCTAGTGTCATACTTGCACCAACTGTAAATATAAAACTAATTAATTCAAAATAGAAAGCAATCTTATCACTATGATACGATTGCAACCAAAACTTTTTTATTTTATTCATTCTAACTCCCATAATAATGGTTTAATAGACCAGTTGCATATACGAAAATAGCAACTGCATTTAGAAATATCAAAGCACGGTCATGCCATAACATTCCTACAACTAACCAACCTGTAACACCAATACCATGAACAATAATATTCATAGGAAATATGTTTGCACTTGTCAATGCCATACCCATAATTATGAATACACTAGACACCCATTTGATATACCAAGACAAGTCGCCTTTAGGTGTAATCTTTTTATAAACTCTTGTTGATTTTAAATCTTTAATCTTTCTCACTTCTTCTTTAGTCATTTACAAATACCTCTTTCATAATTAATTTCGCTTGTGTTTCATTATATGTTACAAAAGGTTTGAGTTTATTGAGTGTTTGTTTAATTTTTGGCCAAACAATTTTCTCTTCAATTTTCTTATCCCATATCTTACTAAACGATAATACTGTATCAAGAATGATGGCGGTCTGGAGGTGAATTTTTTTTCTGAGCAATAGTCGTAAAACTCTAGGATGTTGTCCGTTAACCACATCAAAGCCATCATCAAAAAGAATAGACCTGTTATCAAGGTCATTACGAATAGCCACGCAATCGTTCCTGAAATGGTAATCAAAGCCATCTTTGTATTTTCTATACTTGGTATAATTTTCAGCACCCTCATTGTTTATAACATTACCAATCCACTTATTGCCATCAACAGCAAAATTACTAACAAAATAATCCAGTATATCTCGCTCAGCATATCTTTTAGATAACTTGTGAAAAAAATACCTATCTGACCGTTTCGTAAAGCTTTCCAACTTTGCTGTAACCCTACCACCATATTTGAAATAATCATAGTCAGAGGTGAAATGATTTTTGACTGCCAGATATGTTTTAAATACATCAAATCCACCATACATATTATCTTTCTAACCAATTAAAATTAATTACAAATCTATTTTTAACACCTGTGTGCCTTTTTACAGCATGTTTCAAATCACTACCAAATTTAACAAATCTGTTTTCAACTGATTCAATTTCTTCTCCAGATTCTAATACCGTTGCACCATTATTTGAGTTTACATAATAAACACCTACCATACCTATTGATTTATCATAATCTACATGAAACGGAGCTAGTCTATCTTTTTCTAATTCTACAGGAGATGTACTATTTGTCTTTACTCTAATTAACATATCCGGGTTTATCATATTTACAAGTGGTTCTACAACATGAAAATAATCACTAAACATATATTCTGGATGTGTGCTTCTAAAAAATATATGTGTAAATTGTGAGTAACTATCCTTTACAGGTAAAGTATCTGCTGTGTAGAACCATGGAAAAGTTGCGTGAGTGCCATAAAGAACCTCTTGTATTTTCTTATGTTGAAACTCAGGTAGGAAATTATCTATTACTTCATATGTCATAAAATTTTATACTCAAAGTTTTGTGTTTCATCATTTATATGTACCTGTTTAGCACCATTTCTAATATGAAAATGTGTTGCCATTGGTGTCAATGGTGATAATGTAACTAATCTATCTACCTTGTTTTCTTTTGCCCATTCACCTAGTTTCTTAATAATTTCTTTACCTGCACCACGCTTTCGTGACCATACTGTATATGCAATACCAATATTTTTTAAATCGGTTACTCTTGACATGTAATCCATTTCTCTTACAGTAAATGGTACTTCAGGACAAAATGCTACACAGACAATTGCTTCAATTTCATTTTCATATTTTAAACCAAATATCTTTCTACCATGTGTGATTCTAAAACCAAGAGTTAATTCTGGTCTAACAGGATCCTCTGATACATCAATATCATCAAGTTCAACTAATTCTGTGCCTTTGACCCATTTAAAAAAGTCGTCAATTTTATCTTTATACTTCTTCATCTAATAATTCTTTTGCACTAATTGGAAAATGGTCAAGTAAATGTCTTGCCATTTGTTGAGTTATCATTCTTGTTTCTTCTTGTGAATCAGATTTATTTCTTAAATTACACACTCTAGCAAAAGCCATAAGTGAACCTGTCCAATACCACTCTGTCATCATATTTTGTGGTAATACCATTCTTGCCATTTCAGGAGCAATGCCTTCCTTAATCATTTTTTCATATGTATTTTTAGCCTCATCTACTAATGGCATAATATCGTATTCATATTCTATTTCACTTGAACCTTGTTTTTTATTTTCAGGTGCACCTCGCCACATAAACGGCACATAAAATTCTGGTGGTGTATCTACATATCTTCTACTGACTTCATTCCAAACTAAACCGACTTGGTGTTTTACTAATTGTCTTGCAACAAACACAGGTGCTTTAATTAAAAATTGTAGAGTAGTATGACCAAAAGGCGACCAATGGTCATGGTCTGCAAGATACTTAATTAACTTCTCATCACCTTGGTCAATAACTTTAATTGAATTGCGTCTGCTTTGATTTTTTCTTTAAGTGATTTGGAAACTAGACTTCCAACTGTACCTGGATCCAGGTCATTTTCTTTACAAAATTCTAAAATGGCGTCCATTAGACTACATCTTTTTTCTTTTGCTATTTTCTCAATTTTTAAACTAAATTCTTTGCTTTTCATGTAATCATTATACCATATTATTAATAAAAGTCAAGCGTGGATTGTTTCTGTTACGAGGTACAATCCACAAAACCCTAAGCGACTAGGCCGCTAATGCAAAGTTATTATCGTTTGCGTTTAATTAGCATTTAAGGTTGCCACCTATTAATCTCTTACAAACTTCTCAACACCTGTCGAATCCTATATCGCCCCCATTATAAGCACACTCAGTAAATGTGTTTATGGTGGAGGCGGAGGGAATCGCACCCTCGTCCAGCCTGTCTACCATGTTTGTCGTCAACGACTAATTCTTATAAATCCAAACCTTTTAAATTAAAACTTGGATTAATTGTTGTATCAAAACTTATATACAATATACAAGCTTCTGAACCATCTGGTGCCTGCATAGTTACCATTTGTTGAGTTGTTCCTTGTTTCAACCAATGTGTAACTACAAATGCAATATCTCCATCTTCTTTACCATTTACTTTACCGAATGAAACACTAAATGGTGTCCAACCCTTTTCAGCACCATACTCCATTACTATCTTTGTATCGCCACAGATAATAGGAGCGTGTGATTGGTAAAATGAATAATGGTCATCAGCGGTCGCTGTAACTGAAAACAATGCTACTGCTACAGTTGATAGCATACCCATAATAATTCCTTTAATTATTTTCATGTAAGCCCTCCTTTAAAGATAGGGACTATGATTGACTAGTAATTTTATCTTTATTTAGCTCTTCATAATATTTATAAAAACCAGCAATTTGCTCTTTTAGAGGCTCGATAAAATCTTTCTTTTCTTTTACAAATGATTGTACGCTACCATCTTCACACGCAATAAGGACAACAATTTGTTCTATGGGAGTTCCGAATAGCTCTTCATACATAATAGCATAGGCAGTACATTGTTGAAAATAACCTTGTACCCAATCCTCTTGCTTATATTACATGATTGCTTCTAACAAGTGTACATTAGTGATTTGGTCAACATATGGTTTGATTAGTCTGAATAGACCTAAAGGCAACACAGCTCTTTCGCCTGGTGTTTCACCTTTCATATATTGTTCAATTAAAGTGTGTGTCGCTTTACCACGACCAGCAGCTCTACGCATTTCATAATTGGCAACATCTTCACCAATTGACTCACGCCACTTTTTAATACCATCGCCGGTATTATAGCCTAATACTGTAGTGACCGAAGGATAATTATGACCCTCAATGTCATAAAACCTAAATCCGTCAATACGCTTACCTTTAGTTTTTGGAAGTTTTGATTCATCCAGTTTTACAAATTCAAACGCCATTATATTCTCCTATTTAATCTTACTCACTATTATATACCATTCACAACTGAATGGCAAGCCTTAAATGCCTTTTTCTGCATAAAGGCTGTTTAGATAATCTCTATCTGACCTATAACTTTCGTCTAACTTTCAGCTAGTCATTGTTTTAGCTAACTCGGTAGTTTCTGTAACTCGTCTTGTCCAACCTCTACCAAAAGTATCAAAGGTACCTAGCAATTGATAGTAACCTTGTCTTGCTTCTTGGAAGTTGTCAATTGATTTCTCAATACCGTGTTCACTAACATATGCTTCTACAGCTTTCAATGTATTAGGACCAATACCACCATCTGCAACAGTACCAATCATTTTTTGTAGGTACTTCGCACTTCGGCCTGGACCAGCATTTACACCAAAATCAAAAACACATAAGTCCAAACCTCCAGGTAAATCGTCACCTTTCATTTTGTCCCAATATCCTTTTTTATAGATTGGTGCTACATCTTCAACTGTTAAGTCTTTCATATCTTTTGTGCCACCGTGTTCTTCATAAACTCGTTTAGTAACACCTAGATTCGTTTCACCACCTGGGTCTTTTGGATGATTTACATACCCACCCTCATGGTGTAAAATAGCTTTTAAGCATTTATCGTAATTTGATTGCATTTTAGTTCCTTGTTAATTTGAGTATTTTCTCAATTTGTGCCTTGATAATTGGACCTCTGTTAGGCCAATGAATGTAAGGCTCGTCTGATTTTTGTAAGTTATACAAGAAAGGTAATATAATTTTTTCTATATCAGCAAACCTTTTCTTTGTATCTTCATCTGTCACCGTTTTTGTTACCGTTTCTTTGTCGGCTACAATTTGCATAATCTCGTTCATCATTGACTTAATATCGCCAACATCTGATTTAACTTTTGAGATTTCTAATTTACTATCTTCAACTACTTTAGGGTCAACACTAGGTTTCGCCTCTGGTGTAGCTGAAACTGGCGTCATACCCCAATCATCTTGTAGGTCAAAACCTCGCATATAATCTGGTATATCTTTAGTTGCCATTTTATTTTCCTCGTTTTTGGGCAGCCTGTCGTTTTCTATGTTTCTCTACGACAGCCCTTGTTTTAATATCTTTCGTGCTTTTATTACCGTATAAGTCATGTACTTTACTTCCTTGGTGAGCGTCACCGATACGACTTAACATATCTTTCCAACCACCATCAGTTTTCATCTGACCTATACCCATTACACCACTACTAATATTTATCTTA